GTTCGGGCGCGGCTCCACGCGGTTTGTGGAGTTCAACGTCGATGGCCTCCTGCGTGGCGACTACAAGACGCGGATGGAAGGCAACAGCACCGCCATTCAGACGGGCCAGCTTACGCCGAATGAAGCGCGCGGAATGGACAACCGAGAACCTCTGGAAGGCGGCGACAAGCTGTTTATTCAGGGCGCAACCGTGCCCCTAGAGGGCCATACAGGCTTGGACAACCAAGGGGCAGACGATGGAATTTGAAAAGCGCGCGGGTATCCCCGCAGAGATCCGGGCCGATGACGACGGCATCAAGGTTGAAGGCTACGCGGCGGTATTTGGGCAAGAAACCGATATCGGCGGATACTTTCGGGAAGTGATTGAGCGCGGAGCGTTTGCGGACGCAATCGGGCGCGATGACGTCGTGTTCCTGATCAACCATGACGGCCTGCCGCTGGCGCGCACCCGCTCGGGCACCTTGAAGCTTTCCGAAGACGACCACGGCTTGAAGATCGAAACCACGCTCGACCCGGAAGACCCGGACGTGAAGTCCATTTCCGGCAAGATGAAGCGCGGCGATCTGGATAAGATGAGCTTTGCCTTCTGGCCTGAAATTCAGGAATGGGACGAGGCGGGCGAGACCCCGTTGCGGACAATCAAGAAGGCGTCTTTGCATGACGTGTCTATCGTGACTACGCCTGCGTATGACGGCACCGAAATTGCGCTGCGGAGCCTGGAGGCGTCCCGTGCGCCCGCTGCGCGGTCGAGCATCCCCAACAAACGCCGCGTTTTGGCCATGAAGGAACGCGGCCTGATTTAACGGCGCTCTCGCTGTTGAACGCCCTATCCCGACCCTTGGGCAAGGTCTGGAACCTGATCGTCGTGACGACTGACCAGTTCCCTTAGAAGGAGGCCCAAGATGGCTGATCTTAAAACGCTGCGGGAGCAGATGGCGAACGCCGCCACCGAAGCCCGCTCTTTGCTGGACCAAGCGTCCGAGACGAAAGACGAAGCCCGCGCGGCCGAGTTGGAAGGCCAGCACGACAAGGCCATGAAGGACTATGACGCCCTGAGCGCCAAAGTCGAACGCCTTGCCAAGCAGGAAGAAATCGAAGCCCGCCAAGCGGAGCAGGCGGAAGCCGAAGAGCGCGCCAAGCGTGAATCCAAGCGCCCCGGCGTGGATGCCGGTGAAGCCCGCCAGGGCGGCGACATGGACTATCGCGCGGCCTTTGTGGAGTACCTGCAAAACCAGGGCCAAGTTGGCGCTATGTCCTCGGAGGCGCGCGGCGTTCTGCAAAGCGGCTACAAGTCGATTGAATCTCGCGCCCAGACGACCACCGATGCGGCGGGCGGCTACACTGTCCCCACCGAAATGGCGAATTTCATCGTGAAGTCGATGGCGGCTTATGGCCCGATGTATGACCCCGGCGTCACCATGGAGATGGTCACTTCCGGCGGCGGTCAGATCACCATTCCGACGGTGAATGACACGGCCAAGGTCGTGGTGAAGCACACCGAAGGCACGACCCTGACCGACGACGGCGGCTCGGACGTTGTGTTTGGCTCCAAGACGCTGGACGCCTACGCCTACAACACCGAATGGCTGCGCGTTTCCAAGGAACTGATGGACGACAGCGCTTTCAACATCGAGCAGTTCCTTGGCGAGCTTCTGGGTGAGCGTCTTGGCCGTCGCGCCAACACGGAACTTACCGTGGGTGACGGCACGGGCGATCCCAACGGTATCGTTACCGCGTCCGCAGCGGGCAAGACTGCGACCAGCACGACCGCAATCACCATGGATGAACTGATCGACCTGATCCATTCGGTTGATCCGGCCTACCGCGCTTCGCCGCGTGTCCGGTTCATGTTCAACGACACCACCTTCTCGGCTCTGCGCAAGTTGAAGGACGGTGACGGCCAGTATCTCTGGCAGCCGAACAACATCCAGGGCGCAGCGCCCACCTTCCTTGGGTACAACTACAGCGTGAACCAGGCGATGGCGAACGCCGCAACCGGCACCAAGCCCGTCATCTTTGGCGACCTTGGCAAGTACATCGTGCGCAAAGTTGGCGCTCCGATGGTCGGTGCAATCTCCGACAAGGACTTCTGGCCCGGTTTCGGCATCGCCGGTTACATCCGTCTCGACGGTGAACTGACCGATACCGCCGCCGTCAAGCATCTTGTGATGGCCTAAGCGATTGGCGCGGGTGGGTGACTGCCCGCGCTCCTTTCACTTCATAAGGAATTTGTCACATGGCAAACGTTAAAGTTTACACGCCGCAAGGTGGTGAGACGCTGAACGTCGATGACGGTGGCGCGGTGGTTCTGGGCGACGTGACCCTGACCGTTAACGGCACCAATGTTGTCATCACCGGCCTTCCCACCTCGGACCCGTCCGAGGCAGGTGCGCTCTATTCCAATGCCGGCGTTCTGACTCTGAGTGCTGGCTAATGCGTGTGCGTCTTCTCGTCTCCCGTGCCGTAATTGGTGAACCCCAAAACATGGGGGACGAAATCACCGTTCCAGATGATGAGGCTGTCCGCATGATCGAGGCGGGGCAGGCTGAACCTGTGCGCGCCAAGAAAGCGCCGGAGAAGGCCACCAAGCGCCGGAAGGCGGAGAGGGCCAGCAAATGACCACTGTGCGCGTCTCACCCCCTGCCGCAACGCCTGTGAGCCTGTCTGAAGCCAAGGCACACCTGCGCGTGGATGGGTCCGACGAGGATAGCCTGATCGGAGATCTGATCGATGCGGCGGTTGCGCACTTCGACGGTCTCGGCATCCTTGGGCGCGCGATGGTCACGCAATCGTGGGCGGAATGGGTGGGCAATGCGCCCGGTCAAGTTCGGCTTCCGATTGGACCGTTTCAGAGCCTCACATCGGTTGAGTATTACGACAGCGACAACACGCTGCAAACGGCGACGCTCGGCAATTTCGAGACACGGCTAGACGGCGACTTCGTGCGCGTCCTGCCCAAGAGCGGCAACGCTTGGCCGGGGGCATACAACCGCCCGGACGCAATCAAGATTACCTACGTCGCCGGGTTCGGTGACGCGGGCAGCGACGTGCCGCAGAGCATCCGGCAGGCGATCCTGATGACGGTGGCGCATTGGTACGAACACCGCATGGCGGTCTCCGAGGCGTCCCTGAAAGAGGTTCCGATGGCGGTTGACGCCCTTATCGGTGCCGAGCGGGTCGGCTGGTATGGCTAGCCCCGGCAAGCTGGATCAGCGTGTGACCTTCCAGACCGCAACGCTGACCTCTGACGGCATGGGCGGCAGCACTCGGGCATGGGGCAGCGTACCAAGCACCCCGACCGTATGGGCCAACGTGCGCGCCATGGGCGGCACTGAAGCAATGCAGGCAGACCAGCAGCAGGCGACTACGCGCTACCTGTTCACGGTGCGCAACCGGACGGACATTTCCGAGGACGACCGGATCGTCTGGCGCAGCGAGAATTACAACATCCGCCGGATCGAGCGCGAAGGCACCCGGAAGATGTACCTGATTATTGAAGCGGAGCGTGGCGTTGCGGATTGATGCGGAGTTGCGCGGCGTCGATGACGTGAAGCGCGTGTTGGACAAGGTAGCCCCTCGCGAGGCGCGCAACATCATGCGCGCGACGGTGGGCGGCATGGCAGCGGAACTGCGCAACGACGCGCGGAAGGAAGCCCCGAAAGACGAGGGCGATCTGCGCAAGGATATCGCCGTGAAGCGCCGCCGCAACCAGGGAAGTTTAGTGCGCGCTGACGTGATTGTCCGGGCGCGGTCCTACTACTGGCGGTTCGTGGAGTACGGCACCACCAAGCTTGCGGAGAATGCGTTTTTTCTTCGGACGCTGCGCAGCTTCGAGAGCCGCGCGATGAAGTCTTTCTTGGATCAATTCGTGCGCCGGTTCACGCAGGCGCTAGCACGGGCGGCACGTCGCAATGGGCGTTGAGGTTGATTTCCAGCAGGCGATCTATGCGCGGCTGACTGACCAGATTGTCGGTACGGGCCTGCCCACCACAGGGGTCTACGATGTTGCGCCGCAAGGTAGCGCCTTTCCGTATGTCACGATTGGCGTTGCGGACTTCCAGATCTTCGACGCGCAGGACTCGTTCAACTTCGACGTGCTGACGCGCATTCACACGTGGTCGCGCTCGGGCAGCATGTTGGAGGTCAAGCAAATTCAGGGCCAGATCTACGACGCCCTGCATGATTATGACCTTCTCTTGCCCCGCTATGGCGAACCGCTTGAAACCGATTGGCGCTGCTACAGCCTCCTTCGGGAAAGCAGCGGCGTCTTGCGGGATGAAGACCAGACTTTCCACGGCGTTTGCGAGTTTCGCGCGCTTATCCAATCCGCGTAAGCGGCCTAGCCCTATCCCGCGCCTTGGGCAAGCGCGCGATCTGAACGCTGTGAAGCGTCCATTTCCCTTTGAAGGAGCCTCCCCATGGCAAATAGTGCAGGCCGCGACTTCGTGGTCAAAAAGAACTCCACCGCGATTGCGAGTGTGCGAACCAAATCGTTCAACTGGCAGGGCCAGACCATCGACGTGACGACCGACGATGAGGATGGCGTGACCACGTTCCTGGACGACAAGTTCGCCAGCACCACGCTGGAGATCAGTGTCTCGGGCCTTACCGATGCCGACGTCCTCTTTGATCTGGCGATTTCCACCACGGACAGCGACAAGTTCCTGTCTGACATTACCCTGGAGCGCGCCAACGGCGACGAGATCAGCGGCAATTGGGTGCTGACCGGGTACTCTGAGACAGGCGAGTATCAGGGTGCCACGACCTTCGAGGCAACGCTTGTTCGCAACGGTGCCCACACCTTCACGGCGGCTGTGTAATGAAGGGTTTCGAGCCTTTCGACCTGACGTGGGGTGGGGAAACCTACAGCGTCGAGGCACACCGCCAGATGGAGCTTATCATGCGCGTGGAGGACGGTCTTATCCAAGGCCGTCCCGTGCAGGCTTTCGAGGTTCTGGCAATGGGCACGGTTCCCCCGATCGGTCGCCTTGCCCGCGTCTATTGTGACGCCCTTCGCTACGCCAGCGCGCCGGTTACTGATGCCGAGGTGTATCAGGCGTTGGTGGCGTCGATGCGCACCGATGGCAAGCTGATCGTGGACGTGATGCAGCAGCTTCTCGGCGTTCTGGGCCTCTTGGGCACGGATGAAGAAGTAGACACCCCGAAAGGTGCATCCACCGCAAAAAAGCCGACAGCCCCGGCGGAATAATCCGAGAACTTTATAAGACCTTCACGCGGGCGGAGATCTGCCGCCCGTCTGAGTTCTGGGGCCTGCGCCCCGGCGAAGTCCTTCTGCTGATGCAGTCCAGCCTTGAGGCCCGAAAGGCCAGCGAGGGCGAGGATACCAACGCCCACCTTTACCAGTTGCTACAGGAGGCCAAGAATGGCTGAATCGGTTGGCGATATTGCAATCCGCTTGGGGGCTGACATTGCCCCCTTTCAGCGCGGGATGGGGCAGGCGCAGCGTTCCCTTGGGCGCTTTGAGCGCAACTCGCAGCGCATGGGTCGCACCCTTGCCAACGTGGGCCGAGCCGGGGCGGCTGCGGTGGCGGGTATTGCGGCGGCGGGCGCGACACTAGCGGTTCAGGCCGCGCGCACGGCTACCGAGATTGAGAACCTTGCGCGGATTTCGCAGACCAGCACGACGGAATTTCAACGTCTAGCGGCGGCGGCTGAAACAGTTGATATCAACGCCGAGAAGCTGGCCGACATTTTCCGCGACGTAACCGACCGTGTGGGCGACTTCCTGTCCACCGGCGGCGGGCCGATGGCCGATTTCTTCGAGAACATCGCGCCGCTTGTTGGGGTGACGGCGGATCAGTTTGCGCGCCTCTCGGGGCCGGAAGCGTTGCAGCTCTACGTTTCCTCTCTTGAGCGGGCCAACGTCACCCAAGCGGAGATGACGTTCTATCTTGAGGCAATGGCATCTGATGCGTCCAACCTCGTGCCGCTTCTGCGTGACAATGGCCGCGCGATGCAGGAACTTGGCGACCAAGCCGAGCGCACCGGACGGGTTATGTCTCAGCAGACTATTGCGCGCGGTCGGGAGTTGAACAACCTCCTTCTGGAGATTTCTGGCACGATCAGGACGTCGCTCAACCGGGCGCTTCTGGACAACACAGACCACCTTACAGACATGGCGGAGGTTGCGCGGGATGATCTTGTCCCGGCGTTGAACGCGGTTATTCCAGCAATCTCAGGCATCGTGTCTCAGATTGGCGAGATGGCCGGAGCAATCGTCTCAGTTGCGACCGCGATTGACGACCTCGTTAGCCGCATTCCGGGTGGTTGGGACACCCTGCGCAACGGCATCAACCCGTTTGGCGGGGTTACGGGCGTTCGTGACGCATGGTCCGAAATGATGGACCGGCGCGCGGCAAACTATGCGCTCGATACCGAGCCGACCAACAACCCACACCCGCCCGCGTATGTCCCGCCGACCAACAACCCACACCCGCCCGCGTATGTCCCGCCTGTCGTGGGTAACAAGGGAAGTCGACCACCCGGCGAAGACACTGACCCCCCCGGTGGCGGCGGGGGCGGGGGCGGGTACAACCCCTTCGCTGGTTACGAGTCCCTACAGCAAGAGCTGATGACCGAGCGGGAATTGATCCAGGCGGAATACGAGGCCCGCTTGGAGATGCTTC